GGTGGCTTTAGTTGGCGACTACTCCGGAGGTCCTTTTTTAAGAAACTTCTCAACTCCGGCGCCGGGTGGCGTCTTAATTAATACTCAAGTCGAAACGGCGGCGGGTTACGCTATTTTAGAGGACGCGAGCGGTTACACTTGGGACGACGAAATCGACTATTTTACGGACGACTTAATCCCCAACTCTTAATATATGAGCGTTTACGTTATAAATTGGAACGACTTCGCCACGGATTACCTCCCGCCGGATAAGCGGGAGCCTATAACTAAGGCGTTTTTAGGGGCTAACTTAGAGCCTTTAAATACTTTGCACGTTGATACGTTCGACGTGTTTAAACCGGATATTATAGACCGCACGAAGCACAACGGGCAACGTATTTTAATGGAGTCGGTACTTAACGCGGCTTTTTCGGTTATATCGGCGCCTTTTATTTACATTGATAACAGCGGGGACAACGTTACTCCAAACATATTTTTTAATGAGTCGGAGGCTTTGCCTCCTTTTACTCTTTATAATGCCTCGGAGGGACAAACTCCCGCCTATTTTTACAACCAAGCGGAGGTAACTAATAACCGTAATTTTGTGGTTTACGTTCCTACGGCGGTTTATGCAGCAGTCGGAGAGGCGGCAATTAAGCAGCAAGTCGACCGACTAAGACCTTATTCAACTTTTTACACAATCGTACAATATTAATTTTATGGCACTAAAAACAAAAAAACCAAGGTTTAAAGTAATAGGCAGCGGCGAAATGAATAGCGGAGGAGCTCCGATATTGGCCGACGATATTATTACACTACAAGAGAACGCGAGAGCGGACTTATTAAACGAGCTTGAATATTACCGCAGCAAGTTGCCGGCCTTATTATACTACCAAGGAGTAGGCAATCCTTTAGCGGCTAACTTTAAAAACGGTTTAATCTTAAGCGGTTGCGAGTACAATAACGCCAATCCACAAAACCCGGTAATTAGCGAGGGCTTTATTTACTCGGGCGGAGAGGTTTGTTACTTTCCCGGCGGGACTTACAACACCGGACCAACAAACGCGGGCCTTATTTACCTTTTCAAAGGGTCGGAGACTACGGTTAGTCGAGTTTTTAACGACGGAGGTAATAAACAGATTTTTACGTCTTTTGGTTGCACGGTAGAGACGGCAAACATAGGGGCGCAAGGCGTTACGATGCCGGCGGGGACCGCTATCGTTGCGGGGACCGAGGTCGTTGTTATATGTTGCGGAGTTAATACTCAAGCAATAGCGGAAAGCTATTTTACTAAGGAGGCGGCTCTCGGTATTATCAACATTGGAGCGCAGTTATACAAGCCGTCTTGGGTTTCTGCGAGCAGTTTAAATACTTTCGTCTCTTACGACGCGACGACTATGCCGTTTTTAGTTTCAAGAGTTTTAAAGGGTAATGTTACAGAGATAAGAGGAGGGTTAAAAATTAACTCCGCTACTATCGGAGGGGGGTCTAATGTACGTTTAGCGACGTTAAGCTCTCACTCTATAAGTACCGGAACGAGCGTGGGTATTTTCGCGGGGTGGAGCGATCAATCTAAAGAGCTTCCAAAATTGAGTATAAACACAACGGGAGACATCAGAATCCAAGAGCCGGCGGCGGGTTGGGCTCACTTGTCCGGAAACCCTATTTTAATAATTAACGCAATTGTTTACGGTAGCGATACACCTCCAAGCGGAGACGTCTATACTTACGACTCAAGTTTCCTAAACGTAACGCCTTAAGGCTTAACGTCCGGGTGGTTATCGAAATAATAATCTATAATTTCACGCAAAAGGGCGGCCGTATTGGCCTCCTTTTTGCTTTTTAGTCTCTCGAATAACATACGGCGTCTCCCGTGAATCCAAGCTTTTACCTCTATTTTTACAGCCACTTTATTATATTTTATGGTCCTTTTTGGTCCAATTACTTACCGTAAGGAACGGGTTAAGGTTATAAAAATAGTTATTTTTACCCTTGTATGGAAAATTTTCGCTATATTAATAACTACATCGTCGGCAAAAAAACCGCTAAAATGAGTTTAAACCGTCCTATTGGCGGCGAGAACGGCCAAAGTATTAACGGCGCGGACTTTGCTCGAGAAATGGATTATTTAGCGGAGGCGGGAGTCGAGGAGGTTGTTATCGAGATAAACAGCCCGGGCGGAAACATCAAAGAGGGTTTTAGTATCTTCGCAGCTATTAAAGACGCTCCTTTTAGAACGGTTACTAAGGTTATAGGTATCGCGGCGAGTATGGCCGGGATTATATCCCAAGCGGGAGACTATCGTATTATAAAAGACTACGCTCTTTTTCACGCTCACGGGCCGCAAGTCCCAAAAGGCAAAGAAGTAGAGGCGGACCTTTTAAACAAGATGCTTGAGAGCTTAAAAACAATGATAAGAGCTAAAACCAACTTAACCGACGAACAAGTTAACAGCTTACTCGGAAAAGAAACGGTTTTAACGGCGTCGGAGGCTTTACAAATGGGACTTTTTGACGAAATTGAGGAGACTAAAGGAGTTAAGCCGGAGTTACTAATAAGTAATAACGTCGAGGCCCTTTATGAAATGGCAAATAATTTTATAACTAAAAATGACGAGATGAAAAATTTAAATGATTTTTTACAATTAGAAAACGCAACCGAGGAGCAAATTATCGCTAAGGTTATGGAAATCAAAGCAGAAGCGGCGAAAGTCGACGAGCTTAATAACGAGTTAACGGTTAAAGCTACCGAAATCGAGAGCTTAACCAACGAGTTAAACGAAGTAAAAGAGGCAAATAAGGCCCTTAAATTGCAAACAGCTACGGACGTAGTAGATAACGCAATTAAAGCGGGTAAAATTAAAGAGGACTCTCGCGAGTCTTGGATAACTCAAGCGGTTAACGACTTGGAAGTTACTCGCTCTTTATTGTTGAGCTTTGCGGGTGAAACAAAAGCCGTAAGATTGACAAACGCCCTTAACACCGAAAGCAAAAGAGAGGAAAAAGAAAGCCGCAAAGATTGGGACTTTCAAAAATGGAGCCAAGAGGACCCAAAAGGTTTAGAGCAGTTAAAAGCAGACGCTCCGGAGGAGTTCGAGGCAATGCTTAACGCTTACATCGAAAAGTAAAAACAAGTAAAAAAATAAAAATTAACATTAAAATTTACAACAATGGCAGAACAAATCATTAAATTATTTAGTAAGGAGTTACAAGAAAACTTGTTCCCGAAAAACGAATTTTACAAAAATTCAAAAGTAGACGGCGGAATCGATGCGCGTTTCGGCTCCGTGGAAGTACCTCAAGCGGGTGCAACTCCGGGAGTAACTAAAAACCCTTCGTCTTTTCCGTTAACAGCGGCACAAAGAACGGACGACGTTAAGAGTTACACCGTAGACCTTTACGCAACGGACGCTATTCACATTACAGACGTGAACGAAGTTGTTACCAACTACGAAAAAAGAAGTAATATCTTAATGGACCACACGGCTACATTAAACACAAGAATCGCGGACGAGATCGCTTTTTCTTGGGCTCCAACTCTTGCGGGACAAAAGTCTTATATGACCGGTACAGCAGACGGAACGGCTTTAGCTCCAAGTGCAACGGGTACAAGAAAAACGTTAACACGTAACGACTTGAGCGACTTAGCGATTAAATTCGATATTGACGACGTTCCGGCGGGTATGAGAAATATCTTAGTTGACGCGAGACTATACGCTCAATTATTAAAAATTGACTCTTTTATCAATTTTGACTACGTGAACAGAAAGCCAACGGTAGACGGACAAATCGGTGAGATTTTCGGTATGAAAGTTTTCAAACGCTCTAAGTCTGTTTACTTCAACACTTCAAACGTGAAAAAAACGGTAGGAGCAGCGGGAGCAGCTACGGACCACTTAGCAATCTTGGCTTGGGCCGACAATTGCGTAAGACGTGCAGAGGGCGCAGTTAAAGTTTATGCAGACTTCGACAATCCTTTATACTTGGGTTCGATCTTTAACGCTTCGGTTAGAGCGGGCGGAACAGCTTCAAGAAACGACGAAAAAGGAGTTTACGCACTTATCCAAGCGACAGCTTAATGGAAAAGATAGCGGACAAATATTTTACAAAGTCGGAGGTCGTATATAGGACCTCCGACGGAGTAATTTTTTACGAGGAATCTTTCGCGAAAGCTCACGCGGCAAAAAATGGGCTAACAACAGAGGAAATTAGAAAACCCGAAAAAAAGCTAAAAAATGGCACTAAATAAAGTTACATTCAACATAAACACGGCCGGCCTTGGTACTCCTTTAACGAGTAAAGACCACATCAGCGGCTTAGTGTTTTACGAGGACACCCTCCCGAGCGGTTTCTCATCAAACGCAAGAATTAAAACGGTTTACTCACTTGCTCAAGCGGAAGCTTTAGGGATTATTGAGGGAAGCGCAGATTTTGGCGTTCATTGGTATCACGTAAGGGAGTTTTTTCAAAAACAACCAAGCGGCGAGCTTTGGATCGGCTATTTTGCCGAGCCGGTAAGTACTCCGACTTTTATCGACGTTAAGACAATGCAAGACACAGCTCTCGGAACTATCCGACAAGTTGGAGTTTACTATCCTTTAGCGGCTTTCGCTACGGCTCAAGTAACAGCTTTGCAAGCGGTTGCAACGACTTTAAAAACGGAAAACAAACCGCTTTCTATTTTATACGGTCCAAATATTCACGCGGTGGCGGACTTGTCAACATTGCCGGACTTGAGAGCTTTAACGGCTCCGTCGGTTTCGGTTTGTATCGGCCAAGACGGTAACGCTAAAGGGCGCGCTCTTTACGTTTCAAAATCTTACTCGATTACTGACTTAGGCGCTAAACTTGGAGCGGTTTCCGCGGCCAACGTTAACGAGTCTATTAGTTACTTTGAAAAGTTTCCAATGGTAACGGACGGGTCGGAGTTCGACGTCGCTCACTTTGCAAACGGTGGCGCTTTCGTTTTAACGGCAACCTCTTTGGTTAACGCTATCGACGATAAAGGCTACTTGTTTTTAGTAAAAGAGATTGGTTTCTCAAATACATTCAATAACGATAGTTATAGTAGTGTAGCGGTAACCAACGACTTAGCTACTATTGAGAACAATAGAACTATTGACAAGGCGACAAGAAACTTAAGAACTTTTATAGTTCCGAAACTTGGAAGCCCGTTAAGAGTTAACGCGGACGGTACTCTTAGAGAGGACACGGTTAAAACCTTCAAAGCTTTGGCGGACCGCGCTCTCGCTTCAATGGAGGCAAACGGTGAGCTTTCAGCTTACGAGATTGTAATTAATGCAAACCAAAACGTAGTTAGTACAAGCCGCTTAGAAATAACGGTTAAATTGGTTCCGGTTGGCGTAGCTCGCGAGATTATTATTAACCTTGGTTTTGTTCCAAACCTATAAAAATTTAAGAAAATGGCAGACAATACACCATTAGTAAACGGACAAGCATACGCTTACGCCGATATAATCGTTACGGTTTTGGGTTCACCATTGGCCGGGATAACGGCAATAAACTACTCGGATAAGCAAGAGATTACCGAAAACTTTGGAGCGGGACGTTTTCCCGTATCGAGAGGACTCGGAAAAATCGAAAGTGAGGCGAGTATGACAATCGACCGCGCGGAGTTAAACGCTTTATTAAAAGCAGCTCCAAAAAACAGACTTCAAAACATTGGCGAGTTTGATATTACCGTTTCTTACGTTCCTTTAGGGAGCGCACCGGTTACGGATATTATTAAAAACTGCCGATTTAAGAACACGCCAAGCGGCGCGGCGGAGGGCGATAGTAATGTTATCGCGGAGCTCGAGCTTGCGGTTTCGCATATCGATTGGGCTCAATAGTTGGCTTTTCTTTTGTTGCTTATATTGATTATTTAAAGGGGAAAAACCTCCGGATTAAAACCCGGAGGTTTTTTTTTGTATCTTTGGTAAAACTTTAAATTTTATAGTATGGCAGAAATCACAGAAAAAGAAATCGAAAGCTTAAAAGCAAAGCACGGCGAAATTTTTAAGCTGACAATCCCGTTAAAAGACGACGAGGTCGTTTTAATCCTTAAGAAGTTAGACCGCGTAACGTATTCGGCCGGCTCTAAGTTATTGGAAAAGGACGAGTT